ATACTCAACAGGGCTATGCATGTACAACTCTCTCAGGGCAGACGCCAAGTTACCTGCACAAATCTGGGCCATCGATTCAACTTGACCCTTGGCAGGGCGACGACTACAAGCTAAAGACTTGAATATACTATCCTTTTCCAAAGCGCCAACATACGCCTTAAAAGTGCTATGGAAATTGAAATTCCGTTTCAAAAAGGATAGTTCGTCAAAATGTGCGAATGGTGTTGTAGGCACTTGCTTATGGGCGTCTGTGTATGAAATTCCAATCTTGGCCAACTCCAGGCTGACAGATCGCATATTGAACTTATCTTCATCGGGTGAAACGTTGAAGAAATTATCATCACCGTATGTCATCAACTTTACCCGTGAATCAAAGTCTGGAGTTTCGTCTTCACCAAAATGCAACGAATAATAGGCATACCTCATATATAAGGCATTTGCCAGTCCGTTAATGATGACCGTGAGAGGGTGACCTGATGGATTGGACTTGAATGCTTTAAACAACAATCCCTCAACTTCGTATATTGGGAACATACACTCTGTAGCCAAGCCATCGAAAAGTTTTAGGACAAAGTCTGGCATCTCACACTCCTCCATGATGAATCGGAGGAGCTCCCAACCACCACCTGTGAATTCTGGGTGAGCATTGACGTCAAACTTAGCGTAGTCTCCATGGCCACATCGCTCCCTACCAAAGGGAAACATGTGGTTGGCGATGTAATCCCAATCCTTACCGGTTGCATTAACACCTACTGCACTTTCAAACTCCTCAGGGAACAAGCTCATCAATGTGATAAGCGGAAGGGTTAACATTCGAGCTATGATAACAATGGTTACAGGAGCAGCCGCGACAATGCGAATCTTGTTGTCGGCCACCTTCTTGAATGTCACTGGCTCGTCCTTGAAGAATGTGCGAAATGGCAAATTACATCGTTCACCTTGAAGCCAGCATTGTAGAACCTCCTCGACATGGTTCTCCACATCTGCTATTTCCGGATCAAATTCCATTTTGTAAGTGACTGAAATGTTGCCATTATCATCGACCTCAGTATGCATGATTTTGTATTGGGACAGCCCAGCTTCATTCAACTTGTTTTGGAGCATAGCCTTGAACTTGGGGCAGTTCAACGTGAAACCCATAGAAGATTTTGGATTCAAACAATCAATGCCCTTGACCCCAGGAACCCCATTGATTGCAACATCATAAGACAAAGTATGAACTGATTCGCGAAATTTAGGAGAGGATATGACTCTCTTTTTAATCTTCCGCTTAAAATCATCTTTTGCTCTTTTCATGATTGTTGGATTTATTGGTTCAGGTTCAGCGGTCACTCCTTCAAAGTGTCTCCTCCTAGAGGGTTTCGTACCCTTGCGACTGGGAGAAGTGTGAGTCGGTTCATAGTTCAACACATCTTTCATCGACTCCAACATTGGACTTTCAACGATGTCCGACTTGAACTTTGAAGTAGGCAATGCATGCTGTCCATAGACCTCAAGATTGTGGTCGATCTCCG